TTATTCGTCCAGAATCACCACTTTCCCAACATACGGCAGATGGCGATAACGCTGTGCGTAATCAATGCCATAACCCACCACGAACTCATCCGGGATGGAGAAACCAACGAACTCCACCGGCACCTGCACTTCACGGCGCTCAGGCTTATCCAGCAGAGTACAAATCGCCAGTGATTTAGGTTCACGCAGGCTCAGGATCTCACGCACTTTAGAGAGCGTGTTGCCGGAGTCGATGATGTCCTCAACAATCAACACATCTTTGCCACGAATATCTTCATCCAGATCTTTCAGGATTTTCACATCACGGGTTGTGGACATGCCGCTGCCGTAACTGGAGGCGGTCATAAAATCGACCTCGTGCGGCACCTGCACTTCACGGCACAGGTCTGCCATGAACATGAAAGAGCCACGCAACAAACCGACCAGCACCATTTCGCTGCCGCTGTCCTTGTAATGTTCGGTGATTTGACGACCCAGTTCGGCGATACGCGCTTTGATCTCGGCTTCCGGGATCATCACTTCAACAATATGTTTCATAACCTATATATCTCACTGATTTTAATCGGTTAAATTCAATCTCACACTATGCAATTCAGTAAATATTGATACACCTATTGATATACGGATTATCGCACAAACCAGAAAAAATGCGAAAGCATGAGCACCGAGGAAAGGCGGCGAGTATACAGCATCGAGCAAAATAATAAAAAAAGCACCGCATGATGTCGGTGCTTTAATGGTTGTTTATCGTCTGGGGTTTTCCGGTTTACGCCACTGATAAGGCGGAGACTTCATGCGTTGGCGGTGCCGCTGTTTAGCGGCCAAAACCATAGCTGTTTTAGTGCGAATTACCAGCTTATCCTGCCCGTTAAGTTCATGGCCCTCGCGACTAGCAATCTCTTCCAGGGCAGCGATAAGTAAAATTTTATTCATATGAGCCTCTATTGCTGATCTTCCGCATAGATTCCGGCAGAGATAATCGCACCGCCTATTTCTCGCTGACCATAAAGCAAAGGAACAGGATTACCGGATGCTGTTGTATTGACGGGCCCACCAAACGCATAGGAAGGTTTGTTATCAGGCTCCTGCCGCATTCGCAGACCAGAGACCTGAGGGGAAAGCATTTGCACTACACCGCCAACGGCCATTGATGCGCCAACAAGGGCAACATTTAATGCTGCGCCCTTTCCTATGAGTGCTGCGCCAGCGGGGCCAAGAGCTATCCCTCCAGCAATTAATGCAGCGCCAAGAACAGCCTGAAACAGCCCTGCACGTTTACTACCACGGATTACCGGGATTATTCGCAGTTCATCACCTGGCCCAAGCGTCTCAAACTCTTCATGCCCAATATTCCGGCGGTCGCGGAATATGACAAAATCCAGGCCCTTTGCCCGAGCCTCGCGCAGGTATGCATCAAATCCATCAATGGTGTTAGATAGCGCCCTGAATACTTCATTGGCAGACGTTAACGCGCGGCGATGTGTCCTGCCAAATCGCTGAGCCATTGAGCCGCTGAGTTTTATCGTGGTTTTCATAGTAGTTAATACCTGTTGCATATTACCCCCTGTCAGATACCGTTAAATGTCGCCAACCGTTGTTTGTGGTTATCGCTCATATCGAAAGCAAAATCCTCATGCTCGGCCTGGAAGGTGCCGAACGCCATCAGCGCAGATACCGCCGGGTCTATCTTGTTGGAGGATTTCTTTTTGTTGGGCTTGATATTGGCATTGGCGTCGGACTCCATCACCACGTTTCCAATCGCCCAGGCCAGAACCGGATCGCCACGATGGCGCACCACCTTGCGGTTAACAAAAACCTCAAAGGATTTCGCTACCGGGCTGAATTTCAGATAGGTTTGCGGGAACGGCTCCACATCGAGGCCAGCCCCCTGCAACTGAGTGCGCAAGTGTGTGGCGTTCCACGTATCAAAGCCCACCAGCCGGATATTGAATGTTTCAGCGTCGCGCAGGATATCGTCACGGATGCGGTCATAGTCGATACAGTCGCCGGGGGTGGTGCGTATCCAGCCCGCTTTGACCCACTGGCGGTAGATGGCGCGGTTTTTGTTGGCGACGTTAAGTAGCTGGGCTTCCGGCAGATAATGACGGGTCAGCAGGCGGATCTCCCTGTCGAACGGGAAAGCGTAACTCACGCTGGTGATGTCGCTGGTAGAGGACAGGTCAAACCCGGCGTAGCACTCCATTCCGGCCAGATCGTCTTCGTTATAGTCGAGCGCACAGGCATCCCATGCACCGGCACCCATCCACGGTGTGGAGCCCTGACACCAGATATTGAAACGTTTGGTCAGCATTTCCACCCACTGCGACGGTATGCCCCGCGCTTTCTGGATGGTGGATTCCAGTTTCGCTGAGTCAACGGACACATGCAGGTTAGGGTTAGCCTTGATCCACATTTCAGGCTGCTCAACCTCACTTTCGTCGTCCAGTTCGTAGATCAGGACAAACAGCGAATCGTTGCTCTCTTCCCCGGCCAGAATCTGGCAGCAGTAGTCATAATGCTGTTTACAGGCAGAGACAACGTTACTCCCGGCGGTAGTGATGGCGAACAAAATCGCCTCCGGACGTGCGCCCATACCCAGCTCGAGGGCGGAATAAACGCCGTTATCCGGGTGAAGGTGGTATTCATCGACAATCGCCAGACTGGGGTTAGTCCCTTCAATGGTGGCCGCTTTCGCCGCCAGCGGCTTTAACAGGCTGTTGCTCTTCGGAAAAATGACCTTATGCGCCTGGATATTGACGCGCTTTTTCAGCGGTTTCGACAGCAGGCACATCTGGCGGGCATCGTCGAACACGATTCGGGCCTGATCACGACTCACCGCCGCCGTGTAGATATCCTGCTGGCCCTTCTCCATCACCAGAAACCAGTTAGCCAGCATGGCGGCCACGGTGGATTTGGCGTTCTTGCGCGGTACTTCAATAAAGGCGCTGCTGTACTTGCGGCGCCCTGAATCCCTGACCTTAAAGCCCAGCAGGTTAGCAAAGGTGAACTGCTGCCAGGGCTCCAGCTCGATAGGCTGGCCCCGCAGCGGGCCTTTAACGTGTGGACAGAGCCGGGAGAAGGCAATAAACCGCTCTACGGTCGCCGTATCGAACTCATAACGGGGGTCATTGAGGTCGGAAAAGTACCTTTCCACGGCCTGTTTTACGCGCTTACAGGCCGGAATTTCGCCCGTTTTTATCGCATTTGCGTACTCATTCCAGACTGTCAAGTTCGTCTTCCTCTTCCGTTTCCACCGGATTCCGGCGGCGGCTTACCGGATCAAAGCCCAGCAGCGACGACATTTTAATCATGATTTTTTCAGCGTCGGCCTTTGCGCTCAGCGCCGGATTTCGGCTCTCGCCGCCCTGGCTGTTAACAATGCTGAATCCACGGCTGGCAAGGTCTTCCACGGCTTTGCGGTACATCGAATAGTTGACGCAAAAAAGCTCAAGGTTGTTCCAGTCGGCGGGTGTCAGATCGCCACGCTCGGCCAGTTGCTTCGCTTTCGCTTTCCACTGCTGCGCGGCTAACTCATCAAGGTAAGCTGGCGGTTTTGGTGGTCTTGCCATAAAAATTTCTCGTTTCCATCGCGTTTTATTTTCAAAAAAATCACCGTGCGTAAAAATTTGAGGGGGCAGGCGGTGCCTTGCGTCTGGGGTTTTGTCCTGAAAACCTCCCCCACCCCGTCCATGCGGCCTGTCAGCGGTTGCGGAAGCATTCCATCACCTCCCGCTCACGTTCGCTCATGCGCTTCACTGGCTGGCGCTCATTGCGTCTGGTGCGGGCCCGCACAAAGCCATCACGGCATCGGGCCAGTGACTGATACAGATTCACCACGTCTTTCTCATTCATCGCTGGCCTCATACATCCAGTTATTACGCAGTGCTGCCCGCTCTTCCTGCTCGATGTAGAGCCCTGCTTTACGATTCGCTTTGGTGATGGGGTCCTGCTGCGTGGTCTTCTGGTTATGATGTGTCTGGCATAACGGCTGGTGGTTCCACTCCGGCCAGAACAGAACATCATCACCGCCATTGATAGGGATGATGTGATCGACAATCTTTGCAGGAACGTAGAGGCCCAGCTTCTGGCACTCAACGCACAGCGGATAGCGCTTAAGGTACTGAGCGCGGTACTTCTCCCATGAGGCTGAATAACCACGGGCGCGTCGGTGGCCGCGTCTGGCATCCTCTGCCCGCCACGCTTCCCGCCTGTGCTCGTCACACTTGCCGGACCTTACCCGCTTATTACATCCCGGTTCGGTGCACCGGCGCATTGGCTGCCATGGCATCAGTACACCCCCACATCACGATAGACAGACCACAGCGCAGAGATAGCCAGCGGAACCTCTTTCGCCTCAGCATCGGCAATCATCGTGCGGTACTCGTACAGCTGAGAGACGTACATCAGGCAACCAATCTTGATAGCCGGGGTGAGCTCCAGCCCGTTATCAAACCGCTTGCCGATATGCTTCTGGCAGACCTCCAGCGCCGCATCGATGTACGCCTGAATCAGCGCATCCTCCTCAGAGCCATCAACACGACAATGCAGCTTTGCTTCAGTCAGGGTGATTTCAGTAGTCATTTCTCGGTCCCCTGTTTGCAGAGAATCTCAAGGCGCGTCATACCTGAGTCCGGTATGGGCGGCCCGATAATGTTGAGCGTCGCCCCGGCAAACGGGCCAGTCAGCACCTTCAGACGGTTGGCAGCAGTAATATCTCGACGGAAACGCACCCAGACACGGATCGTTGCTTCGGCAACCTCGGCACCAGCCGCTACCAGTTCACGACCGCTGATCCCCTTAACCTCAGCCCAGATGGTTTCCCCGTCTTCCCAGATCTGAATAACCTGACCAGATGGATCTCTGTGAGTAGTGAATACCCGGATAGTTACCCGGTTTCTCAGTCCCCCGGCTCTCATGCGTCACCTTCCTTGCCGTCCTTACTGATCTTCACTTCCTGCTTCCATGCCTGGCTAAACTCATCACCACCGTCACGCGGCGGCATCCCCTCACGCTCACGGGCTTCGTTCGGGTTCATGATCCCGTTCTTGATGCCTCGCTCATAAGTGGCGTAACGCTCGGTTGGCGTGGCGCGGAGAAGGTCAGCAGAGTCAAACTCCACCTGATAGCGGGTTCCCGGAACCGGGGAGGCCACCAACAGCGCAGATTTGATTTGTTGTTCGAAGTTCGCCAGCCACGGGCGCATGGTCATGGTGAGAAAGGCGCGGCTCGCTTCGCTAAAGTTGCTGTAGGTGCTGTTGCTGTATTCCTGGAGGAAAATAGGCGACACGTTGAACATGCGGGCAATGTCTTCGATGGTGAAGCGGCGAGAGGCCAGCCATTCGGCATCCTGGTTGCTCATACCAAGCTGCTTGTAGTCCATCCCACCTTCAAGGATCGGCACTTTCCCAGCATTTTTAGCGCCTTTGTACCGATCCAGCGCATCCATAGCCTGCTTGCCCTTCACGCTGTCGAGATACTCATTTGTGGTTATGACTCCCGCCGCCATCATGCCATCTTTCATAACGCTGGCACCGTGGCGCTGCTGAGCCAGACCTAACCCCAGCGCCTCGCGGCAGATGGAAATTGGAGAGCGCCCCAGAAAACCATCATCGGTGGCATAGCGAAGATGCAAAATCTCTTCCTGGAGGTAAGTGCGCACAGCCCCGGTAAACGGCTCAGTAATGGTGTATTTGTACTTATGCTGGCCGATACGCTCAGGAACAACCGCCCCCGGCGCATACGGATGCAGGGATTGCGGCTGACCGTCGCGCCCCCACTGGATCACCGCATAGGCGTTACCGTTCAGCAAACAATGACGCATCATTGTGCGTTTAAACTGGTAAGGCGTCTGGCAGTCGTTCGGCTGCTCGTTCAGGAGAAAATCCACTGGGTGATTACTCAGCCATTCTCGCGCCTCACGACCATTATCATTACGGACGCGGTAGAGATAGCAGGGCATTGTTGCCACCGCCTCACTGATAACTGATACGGCGTTCATGACCGCCGGCAGAGATTCCGCAGTACCCGCAGACACATACTCGCCTGATCCGGTATTTGGAATCCCTGCCATCGCCAGCCACTCATCAATGGTCATACTGCGCTGTTCGGAGGGTTCAGACTTACGGCCAAACGGCCAGATATTCCACATATCAAAGCCCCGCTAATTCAGCCCAGCGGCGACGGTTATCGCCAGCGCGGCGCAGTTCAGGATGTTGGGAGAAAAGCGAACGGTGCGCGATTTCCACGCCAGACTCAGGATAAGCAGGCATAGAGGTAACGGTAATCTCCCGCAGTTCGGCAGCGGTAACAGTGCGCAGGTATGGAGACTGAGCAATATCCCACGCCTCTTTCAGCGCACGAAAACCGAAGCTCATGCCAGAGATATCCCCGCGCTCCACCAGCTCCAGCACATCGTTGCCAAGCTGGGTATTCGGCGGGGTCAGCTCGAAGCGCAGCCCGGTATCGTCTTCGGACAGCACCAGCGTGCCGGATTTGGTGCGGCCCAGCAGCTGGGTATAGTTATGCTCGTACAGCGCACGCACATCGCTACCGGATGCCAGGCTGTCTTTAACGCTCCCGGCGCAAACTGCTCGCGGAACTCGTCCCAGATAATTTCTGAGAGACTGTTCCAGCGCACGGCATAGCCCACCAGCTTTTTGTTGCTGGCGCTCACTTCGGAGGTACGGATTTCAAAATCGATTGTTTTCATTACTGGACTCCACAGAGGGCAAAAAGGGGCCGAAGCCCCTTAAACGTCAAATCAGGAACCGGAGCCGGAAATCTCAAGCACCTTGATGGCGTTGGAGTCCACCACGCCGCCGCCCAGGTATTTATCGGTATGCACCTTGTAGAAACCCGGTTCGGTGATGTTGTCAGGACGGGTACGCACGCCAGTGGTGTGATCCACGATGAAATATCCACGCTTGAAGTCGCCAACCGCGAGGAACGCTTTACCTACCTCCGCATCCGGCATGGTTTCCAGATACTGAACAGGACGGCCCAGCAGCGTATCGGGAGAACCGGCAACCAGACGATCGCGCCAGATGTAATCCCCGTTGTGGTTTTTCAGCTTTTGCAGCGTAGCGGCGGTGTTGGAGTTCATCACCCATACGGCGTTTTTGCGGTATTTGGCTTTCAGCTTGTACAGCAGATCGATAAGTCCATCAGAGGACGGGCTAGCGGTCTCCATCTTCTCCAGCGTACCGAACGGGCGGGTTTTATCGGCAGTGGCCGCGCGAGGGTAAGACAGGAAGCCTTTGGATTTTTTGTCACCATCGCCATTAACCAAATCGTTCTCTTCGGTGGTGGTGAAGGTGTCGGCAATTTCAGAAGACAGCCAGCCCAGAATATCTACCTCGGAGAAGTCGAGAATCTCCTGGGTGGTTTTCGGGTAGGCGTAGATCGGGTTGAGTTTGATATCAACGCGCTCCATCTTCGGCGTGCTGGTTTCGGTGCGTGGTTCACCTTCGGTACCGCGATTAACGGTAGTGCCGCCCACAGATACCAGCTTCTGGTATTCGTTGGTTTTGGTGGTCTTCACCGTTGCGATGGAGCGCATCACGCTATCATCCTGCAACTGGCGCATAATCTCTTTGTCCAGCTCAGGGATAACGGTATAGCCGCCGTCAGCCTGCACCAGCGTGGAGAGAGAGCGGGTATCACCGGTCATGATGTAGTGGCGCAGCTCGTCGTTGCTTACAGGCTCACCTTCAACGGAAGTGCCAGGCAGATTGCGCTGATCGTCGGCGACGGCTTCAAGACGGGTGATTTCAACTTCGAGGGCATCAGCCTGGGCGCGTAGTTCATCGAACTTTTTGCCCTCTTCTTCGTTCAGGCTGCGCTTTTCGGTGTCGGCTTTGTCCAGCATGGAGCGCATCTGGGTTTTGAGTGCGGTTTTCTGCTGGCGTAATTCGAGTAGTTTCTTCATGGAGTGGTTTCCGTATCAATTAACGTAGAGACGTGAAACCAGCGCTTGGAGGGGAGGCCGTTAAATCTTTTTCTGCCTCTCGCAGGCTGTACTCGCTACAGCTTGACTTAACGGCCAGTGGCGGCTCACGTCTGAGTGCCACTCTTCAAGATATACATAATAATCAATGAGTAAACACCTCTATGTTGTCGCAAACAGCAGCGAAAACAGGAGAACAAATAATTTACAAAAGCAGGAATAAACCATATTGTTTTGAGGTTTACTTTTTACTCTGGACGAGGGATTAACATGTCTGACCACAACATCATGCAGGCTCTTTTTAACCAGCAGCGCATTCAGATAATGCATATCGGAAAGCATCACGATGAGTTCAGTAATGCTTACCTGTATGCTTGGGAGTCTGGAGTTTATCCAGCTCTCCATGATACGGACGGTAGCATCCCGCAAAAACCCCATGAACCCTTTGCTGATTTTTTCACTACCTCAAAGGAAAAAACACTTTTTCTTGCCAAGCGACTTGATGATGCATGGATAAAAAAAGAAAGGCTCACCTTCTACGCGCTAGAGGATGAACTTCAGGTTCGATACAAGCCTGAATGGGAACGAGGTGATCTCTTAGGAATTTGCCGATATTTTTACCTCGACCGTCGTTTCGATCAGAAGTTCTGGGAGACGCTGATTACTAACGGAGAATGCCCCTCAGAAGCCCACGGCATTATTGATGTATTCGAACGGGGAGAAGATATTTATTTCATGTAGTCTTGACGGCCTGGAGAAACCAGGCCTTTTTTTGCTAAGCAGGATGATTATTCTTTATCCAGCCCCCACTGATAGAAAGCCCAGCTTGCTGTTGATTGTGCGCTATGGATAGCGTTCTCAAGGCCAGAGGTTGGGTACGACAAATCAGCCGCCATCCTCTGTAGAAGATCGAGGTAAGCGCTGGCGTCTTTCGACAACTCTTGCCCCCCTTCTTCCAGCCCAGACTGGTACGCTTCCAGATCAAGCTTTTCAGAAGTGACAAAAGCGCTCAGTGCCAGAAAATCCGTCACCGTAATCTCATCTTTATTTGAAAGCTCATCAACGGCGCTGTAGAGAAACTTAAGATCGCTCATATGCCCGTTATCTTTGCCAATCAGTTTCATTAATGACCTCTTTATTTTTCACGTATATATACAAAACTATGTTGGTTCAGTTAGTTCAGTTGGTTCAATTTGTAAAGATGATTGTTTTATAAGGATTATTTTCCGTTGATTGAACCAACAATGCCCCGATTTGAACCAACATTGGATATTTTCATGTTGGTTCAGTCCATGAGGTTCTAAAATGTTGGTTCAAACTGCCCGTTTGTTGGTTCAAAACTGCTATTTGTTGGTTCAGTGTTGGTTCATTTTTTTGACATTAAACCCATATAAAACAGCCATATGAACATAACCAATAGACACTGAACCAACTGAACCAACTTTAATAACCCTCACATGTGTAATTTATTCTTCTCCATCTTCCGCAACCTGGTGAAGCACATAAACGTTGATTTGACGCCCATCAATACGCGGGGATTTCTGCTGGTATCCACGCCCGCTGGACGGCTCAGAAAGCAAGCCAGCAGCGGCAAGCACGCGGGCAAACTGCCTGGCGTTAAAGCCCTGAGCTATCTCCTTCTCAAACGTTGCGGGGAACGTATAGAACACCATCGGCGCATCATCATGGCTGCTTTTGCGCTTTCGATACCCTGCCAGATCGCGAATCGGCATACTGGACGGATCATAGGGCAACGGTGCAAAGCGGCTTAAACCGTAGGCATTCAGGAACGCCTCGCACTGCTCGATGATCTGCTGGTGCTCCTTGTTACCCGTGCCGAACTCTTTCACCCAGGCGTTAAAGCTATGCTGGATAGCGTCACGGCTGGCCTGTTCACTCCATCCGGTGATTGATGCACCAGTTACCAGCGCGGCTTCGAGGATTGCAAAGCGTTCGGCCACGCGGTGTACCTGCTCACCGTAATCCGCCGGGATGAGGCCGCGCCAGCGCGTTTGCGCGTCACGTACCGCCTGTTTAGCCTCCTGCTGGTGGTTTGCCAGCCATTTAACCCACTCACGCCCCGCTGCGCCATGGTTATCAATCCAGGCTTCTTTCAGTGCGTCAGCATGAGCCTTGCCGTTTGGCAGGCCGTTAAAGGCCGTCGATTTCTCCATAGGGATGTTGAGCAAGCGCACCAGTTGGCCCGCTTTAACTTTCAGCCCACCAGCAGCCAGGAAGGTTTCAATATCCATTTCCCCGGTGCTGATCGCCACAGTGCGCCAGCGTTTAAGCTCCCGATTGCCGCCCTCTTTGGCTCCCTGCAATTTTCCGGCACCGTTAAACAGGGTGTAAGCAGACGTGGCAACATCTTTGGCACTGCTGCCCTGTCCTACCTCATCAAGCGGTAACAGGCTGTCGTTATGCGCCTCCGCTTCGTTTGCTATGCCAAGCGCAGTACCGTACCAGGTAAGCCGCAACGCATCAGGCTCACCCCACAGGCTGCTCGCAATATTGGCGGTAGTGGTCTTACCGGCGCTCGACTGCTCGAACAAATGGACGCCGAAACCATCAGCACCCACCAGGCCAATAAGCGGCGCGGATAATGCCGCTGCCACGCCCAGCATCATGGACGGATTGCCCCCGGCCAGACGGGCGACGGAATCCCGCCAGGTGGCAGCAGTACCAGCAATGGCATACCCGGAAGATGCAGCGCTGCGACCGTTAAAGAGAATGGGCGTCTCTGGATCACCAATCACTTCACCATCAGGCATGATATATGCGCCGTGATGCCAGCCAGTGGTATGGGTGATAATCCATTCCCGATCAGTGCCGCTTTGCTGCAACCAGTCGGCCAGAATCGCCCGGAAGGTGCTTTTAGTGGTCACATTCACCCCACCAGCTTTAAGTGAGCGCCAGCCGTCGCGCTCACCGATATCAGCACAGGGGATCGCCCTGGTAATATCTTCATGACCACGCGGAGAACGCCAGCGCAAAACAAGATAGCGCTCTGCCCCGTCACTACCGGAGCCGACCACCTCAAGAGGCGAGCACAGCCACGTTTCGTTATTGATGATCTCGCCACTATCCTTGTCCACCTTTGGCGTGATCCAGTACAGGCCATCGCTGCGGCTTTCCACGCGGGGTTTGAGTTCATCGCCCTGTTCAGGCTTTGGCTCCCGTTTTTTCACAGGCAGGTTCACCACAATACTTTCCCCGCGTTCGGCCTCTTCTTTGAGACGTGGAAGCCTGCCCGTCCAGTCCTCCTTCGGCTGAGGCTCAAACATGCCATTAAACAGCCTGGCCTCTTTCACATCCGCCAGCGCCAGTTTGGTTGCGATAGTGCTTATCTGCATTTCGGAAAGTTCGCCAGCGCGGATCACACGAACACTGCGACGGCCGTTATCAACGATGTTTAACCGTTCCAGTTCCGCAAGTTGCCTTTTACCCAGATAAACAGGCGGTACATCATCCCATGCCCTTTTACCTTCGCTCTCGATCCAGTGCTGCACATGTGAATAGGCATCTTCACCCGCAAAGATAATCGCCTCTGTAAATTTATCTTTCGGCAGGAATTTAATATTCGGGGCATTCTTCATCTTCATCAGTGCAACACCTTATTGGACATATCCGCGCCCAGGTCTTCATGCAGGTACTCAAGGTGGCAGCTTTTCACTATCTGCAACCCCATTTCGCTAATATCGCCATCGTCGGTAAAGCAGGTCAGCAGAATATCGCGCAGCCTTGTTAATCCCTGATCACGGCCAAACTCTTTAGCACAACCGAAAACCATTGTTTTCGCCAACACGTTATAAGTGGCTACTGGTTCAAGCGTGAAGCGATAACGGGCCATATACTTATCGCTCTCCACCAGCAAGGTTGCCGAACCGGTTTCCGCTATCTGGTGAGCAATAATGGTTTCAGTGAGCTTACTGAACAATGATCCCAGCACTTCAAAAATATCGGTCATTGTGGGATACCTCCGCTCATCTGGAATTTACCGATCAGGGGATGGAACCAGTACGCAGAGCCATATTTACGCTTAGCACTGCGCAGCACCAACCGTGCCGCTTCCCTGAACTTTTCATCAGGTGCAACGAACCCGCCTGATTTCAGTTTAACCAGCATCACCCCTGTGTTTTTCGCCAGCTCCTCAGCCTTTTTGGTTGAGATACCGTATTCAGCAGCCAGTGTTGCTACTGGCGTCATACCCGGAGGGATTTCTCCGCCCTGACTATCGGTAAGTGATTTAACCTGAGCCTCAAGGCGCAAGACCTTCTCAACCAGCAGATCAACGCGGTTAGCCAGTTCGTTAAACTTCACATTGCTGATCATGGTCTTGCCTCCTGAGTTTCAGGGTCTGAAAAAGTAGAAATATCCAGTGAGTTTGCCAGTTCGTCAGAAAGGCGCTGAGCCAGGTGCGTTAAACTCACAACATGGATACGCTCCGCCTCCCCCTTGATAGTTGAAAGGTAAGCAGCACATGACATAAGCGCAGCAACCTCTTGCGCCAGTAACAGCAAATCTTTTTTGCTGCGGTAGGTGTAAAAGTTATCCATTGAGCGCTCCCGTTTCATTCTGCTCCACCATGCTTGCCGCAAGTTGATCCGATACTCGTCTGGCCAGACTGATAAGGTTTTCACGCTCAACCTGATCAACGTCGCACTCTTCGACAACCATCAACAACGCAGCCAGTTCACAGGCTATTGACGCACTTTTATTGGTTAATTCACGCATGATGTACCTCCATAGCCTGAAAGGCATGGAATGGCAGACGTGCAGCAAAAATGAGGTTTACACCCGGCATAGTGTCGCGGGCCTCCTGTTCGCTGGATGCGTTGACGTAGATCACCAATGGTTTGGCGGTAGGGTAGCGCTCAGAAGCGGAGAGAAATCTCCATGTAAATTCAGGGCGAGTTTGGGTATGCTGTAAGTCAGCCATATTGTTAGCTCCGATAACATTGTGGTCAGAGGCCCGGTTAGTGTTGCTGCACTGCCGGGCTTCGTTATTTACGAGGTGTGTTTCACCATCACTTTTAAAGCTACACTCAAGTGATACACACTTCAAGCATTGCGCATAACTTTTTTTTGCATATACTGATACACACCAAATAACAAAGGAATCAGTAATGGCAACCTCTAACAAAAACGCAAAATCACAACTCTTTACTGTTCGGGTGCCGCATGAAGTCGTGGCAGAAATGGAATCGCTTAAAGATGATGGTGAAAGCAGTGCAGGATTTATCGTCACTTCGATGCGCGGAGAGATCAAACGCCGCCAGCGTAAAAAGGCCAAGGAAGCCGACAAGGAGTGATACCCAATATCTGGGTAACGGTCGAAACTACGGGATATCTCCGGGGTATGCTGTATTGCAGTAGACCCTGCACGCTGCTCCAGATCTCCCCAGATTTGGGGAAATGGGGTATGCGCCAATGGCGCAGTTCCTGAAATCACAGGAGCGCTCAGGCTTTGACCACCAGCATTAACCCTGGTATCCTGACTTTGCTTAAGTTTTTGGTAGTGACATTGGCGGCCCTGCATGGCCGCTTTTGTTTTATTTATCACCAGAAGTACCTCCCCCGAAGTTAAGCGGTAACTGACTCAGGTTTTTAACCAGATATTCCGCTCTCTCCAGTAGCACCAAATCATCCTGACGTTTTCTCAGTCGAAGACCTGCATCACTCGAATCCTCATCGGAGAACTGACGAGCGGAAGCAACAATATGCTGAAGTTCATTGATGGTGTGGGCCAGATAACCGCCCTTCTGGCGATCCAGTTCTTCCATGTAGTCATATACTGCCGCCTGAAGTTCATAGCTGTAGCTCATAGCCATTAGGCAGGCTTCGCGCTTAGGGAACTGATAGCAAGGCAAATATCGTCCTGTACTGTCTTTGTACTGAGCGAAAAATTTCGCTGAGTGCTCCACACCTAAAACCTTCGGAGTTTTCTTGAGAAAATCCTTGTGTTGCAGTACCCGGTATTCTTTACATGGGAAGGTCATCCCCTCCGCTTCGGCCTTTGCTTTCCGCTCAGCATTGATGTATTCAACCATTTGCAAGCTGCTCATCGTTGGTACTGAATTATCAATCAGGCTGTTTTCAGAGTGATCGAACCCCTGCCCCGCGCGGGCATTTATTTTTTTCATCGTTGATTACCTGTAGCTAATTAAGCGGATTTGCGACTGTACGGGTTATTTACATTTTTCACGACGGGAGGGTTGCGAACCCACCAAAGCACATCGGAAAGAAGCCAAGCGCAGCTATTGCGGCCAAAGTGACAGCGCAGAGGAAAGCGCTCCTCTTGCTCCATTTTCCAGCGACTGGAACGAGATAGACTGGTAATTTCACTACACTCATCTTCACGAATACGGCGATCGAACTTGAAACCATACTCTTCCAGAATGGTGCGGCGTTGTTCAGGGTTTGGCGGGATAAAGGTAATATTTGGCATGTTGCCTCCACTGTACTCAAGTTTGTGGAAGCAATTCTATGTGATCGATATAAACCTTAAAACTAGCCCTAAAGGCAAGCGGGGGTGTATTGCTGTATAAAAGGGGGTATATGGTCTTTAAAGCCCCCCGTCTACCACTTAGAGGTGGGTTCTACCGTCTATCATCAGGAGATTTATATATATCCGAGATAAACTTTTGAACAGTATCCACTGACTTTATTTTAACTACACAGTCTTTGAATAAATGAGGACGATCTAGGACTTGGCGGGCCCACTCTGTGAAGTTATAGCTCCCATCAGGTTTTAAACAAACACTGTTAAAATCGCTAGGGTATCGTTCTTTAAAAGACATAGCGGCCATAATAACATCAAGACGATTTTTAGAATGTCGTTCTATAACAGGGCTATAGCCAGCGTCACCACTAATCTTATTTTTGAGTGCACCCACACCATTTTTTAAAATTTCTATTTCATCGCTAAATACATATATATCATTTATATCAAAAGAAAAACATTCATTCATCCAGATAGAATAAGGTGAAAATAGAAAATCTTTACTCTCAGACTCGGAGCTTCTTGGCATATATAGCATACCGCTAGTTACCGCTTTCCCTTTAAGAAGAGCAGTCTCATTTTTTGATATTGAATGACCGTCAATTGCAAGAACAGCACATATATCAGATGGAACTTTACAATCCTCGTCTGGACTATCGATTAATGACATCTCTATATGACCAAACCGTCCAGAAATATCAACAAAATAGTGGGCAGAGGGGAATGGTTCGCCATTCTTCTCACCTTCTCTCATGCTTGTATAACGTTTTTCAAGATTCTCTTCATCAAGAATAACTCCCATGCCTTTCACTAAATCAGGAGAATTCACTTTTACACATAGCTCAAGCCTCAATGTAGATGCATAGTGAATAAAATGCTCAACCGTAGCCCCCGGAATTTCTTTTACAGCACTCTCCAGCCTGTAATAATATATTTCCGGCAAATTGCCTTTGGAACTCATTCGTCACCCCCAACGCCCCTAATAACTTGCGAGCCAAGCGGGTAGGGTTTCCCGCTTTTCGGTTGGCCGACCTAGGCCCGCAATATCAGTTTAATCTCTATTCATTACAGGTAACAGAAGCACATTTTGATGATTACCCGCAAGAAGTTCTAATCGATCATACCACTTATTCAGAGCATCCAGCTTATCAGGCAAGTACAGACTACGGTTATAAATCGCCATAACGCCTGGCAAGGCATGGCCCAGCAACAGCTCGACTATATGCGGTGCTATACCCATATTGTTCAGCCCTGTGGAGAACGTGCGGCGTAAATCATGCAATGTCCACGGCTCGTTATGGTGAAAATCTTTAAAAAGCCTGCGCCCTTTCAATGATACAGCCTGACGCGTGCGATCTTCTCCCAGCAATAGTCCCGTTTTACCAGTCTCGCGTTTTAACTCTTCCAGCCACGGACGTATTGCTTCGGGTATCGATCTCACAATTTTCTCGCGGGTTTTGCTGTGCTCTTTCGGTACTGTCCAAATCCACGAGGTAAAATCCCACTCTGACCATCGAGAGAGACGAACCTCCATCGTTCGCGCACCAAACAGCACCAACATTTTGAGAAGCCGTGAATAATACGGCTGCTGATCCTCGCTGTCTGTGCAGCGCCATACATCAGCCAGTTCGCTATCTGACAAAACGCGGTCACGTTGGCCGGATGGCTGGCCTACATCCTGAATGGTGAGAAAAACCAAGGCATCACTGGCAGCATAACGGCGAACTTTGCAGAAACGTAACGCCTGTTTGGAAATCTGAAACATGCGACCGGCGGTCATTGGCTTAGTCTGGTTTATTTCATCAAAACAGGCCACCCAATGACGGGTTTCACATCTGGAAAGTGGATAACGACCAAGGCGCGGGTAAATATGCTTGCGTAGCTGTGCCCTTACCAGTTCTTCATCGCTACGCTTTCTCCTGGCATAATTAACCAGCCAGTATTCGAGAGCATCCTGTACTGTCACAGGTTTAAGCGTTTCTTCTGTGCTCAGTTCAAGCTCTGTTTTTGGATCAAGTCCACCAGCCAGCCATTGACGGCACTTTTCCCGCTTTTCTCTCGCAGCTTTTAGCGACAAATCCGGGTAACGGCCAAGTGTTAAACGTTCGAGTTTGCTACCCCTTCCACCCAGCCGGTACGAAAAAACCCAGCTTAATTGGCCTTGTTTTGATGCCCTGACACTTAAACCTTCACCATCAGCATACATTTCTGGCGCATTACGGCTGGTCCCCTGAAGTGCCTTGAGCTTTTTATCACTTAGCTTGTTAGTGCCCGCCAT